CTGTTTTAACATTCGAACAAACTGATTCTTTCAAATTATCGATTTGTTCGTCTGACAGAGATAAGCCTTCGTTCTCCTCTGGATTCTCCGGTTTCTCTTCGGAATCCTTTAATCTAATACTTGGTTTAATAATATTAATAAGTTTACCTTCTCGTTTCTCCTTGATAACAGTTGCAGGTGATGGGTCTTCAATGATAATCTCGGTCTTAGGTATCAAAGCCGTTCCAATTTCCTTGCCATCAAAATCATAAACCATTATCTTAGTCATATTAGGGTCAATGTCTTTACCTGGCCCTGGACGTTCCACCCTTCGCATTTCTCCGCCACATTCAGAACATTTGATATCTTTACAATGTTCTTCGCTTGCCATTTTATGACCGCACTCAATACATTCGCAATCATAAGTTGCTTTTATTTCTTTTTCTGCCTCTGGTTCCTTTTCTTTTTCTTCTTCCTTAAATCCGAAATCCTCAAGACAAATAGAAGGTATCTTTATCCGGTCATCCGCCATAGCTTCTTTGACTTCGACTAACTTCTCTTGCAGTATCTTTTCCTGTACAGCGTTAGGATTAGCAGGAATAGGTACAGCAGAATGTTCAAGCAGTTCCCATTTTGTTATAACACTTGATAATTCCGGGAAGTCTTTTAATTCTCCTTCATTTGCTGAACGCCTATCGATAGGAATGAATCCAACAGAAACAGATTGCATAAAATCATCTCTATACATTTCGTAAACGGTCTTGCAGTATTCACTCCAAGCATTTCCTTTATCAACATAAAACTCGGTAAGTATTTTTACTTCTCTATCTAAGATTTTCGACCATACACCTCTACCAAGCGGCAAATTATCTACCCTACGGTTATGGCACCAAAGAAAAGGTCTACCTGTTTTATTATAATTTTCGACTTCACATCCATTCGCCATTAAGCGTTCATTCACTCGGTCTACAGTCTCATCGCTTGCGACAAAGAGAATTGTATGCTTCTTGTCATCTACATCCTCAATCTTGAAACTTTGCCCCTTAAATAAATCGCAAGTTTCCATCCCTTTTTCTTCCGCTTCCTTCATAATTTTTTTTACATTCATATATACCTCCTGCTATTTAAGGCACGGTATAACCGTGCAACGACAATTGATTTGACCAGGATATGATTCTCCTGTACCCGAAAAAGCCCTTTCAAGTGAGATACAACCATCTCCTTCATTCAATTCATGTGTTTTTCTCACATCATCATCCATAGCGGTTATCCATTCCTTTTTTTGGATAGAAGCCTGTCTCATTGATTCCATGTGCCCGAAATTGGTAGCTGTGTTTACTTCCGTCCTGGCTATTCTTGAACTTTTAAAACCTCTTGCATCATCATAGATATTTACTACTCTATCAGAAAGTTGTTTTATCGTTTCACCTTCATTTATACCTTCTGTTAAAGTTTTTGTTAAATCTTTAAAATTACCTGTATTTACACTTATAATTTTATTTTCACGTGATTTAAACCAATCTTCGATAATTAACGAATTTCCTTGAAAGCCTCCCTCTATAATTAAATCAAAATCGAGGGTAAGTGTTTCTCCACCGGATATAACCATAGCGAGTACTAAGGGTTTCATTAATGCTACAAGTTTTTTATCCTCTATATCTTTTGAAGGTAGATATACTTCCGATGCCTTATATTCCTTCCCATACTTATTCAAATTCGATATAACCTGTTTTTGTTGGGCGTCAAAGAATTTCCCTAACGGATAAATCATATTGGCTTCATGTTTCAATGTCCTGTCAACATATGCCTTCCAATATTTTTCTTTCCAATCTTTTGTGCGAACCGAACAAAGGCCTTTCATTTCTTTGACAGGTTCTTCTTCCTGTGAAGGAGCAATCATATCGAGCCTTGTTAGATTAAAGGGTATAAACCTTACATCTCCTTCAGGGAACGCCTCATAACCCCATTTTTGTGCTATTTGATTGGGTGTTATTGCCGCCGTCTTAAATAATTCAGCATCTTTCTTTAATTCAAATTCATTATCCTGTGGAATTACATTAGGAGCCTTCTCGAATAATCTCTTATCATATTTCTGTACCAATTCTTCAGTGATAGTTATGCTACGCATCACAAGTCGTGGAGTTAGAGTATCCTTATAATAGCTTTTATCTAATTCAAAAGCATTGGCTCTATTAACATCCTTTACTCTTCCAAGCTTATAGGGTGAAAGACCGAACATAGCACCCAGTTGTTCTTCGGTGAACTCTACAGATGAAAGGAATTGTAAATCATCCGGGGACATCTGCATTTTTACGAAATCACTACCCTTTCCGAATATCGCGATTTCCCCAGCCTTCTCTATACCACCATACTTCTTCTTCCAATCCAATTTGATTTTGTTTGCCTCTTGAGGACTTAGTCCCTGATCTGTTTTTATGTACCCGGGAGGAATAGCTCTATTGCCGAGTAAAGACATCTGATACTCTTCCATATATTCGATTAGGTTTATCTTTTTACGTGCTGCCTCAACTGGCCCCATTCCTTTTAAATCACTTAATGGATTCGGAAAGCGAAAATGTACTATCTCCTCTTTTGGGAATCTTCTTATAGTTCCGGCATCGTCATACTCATAATATCTTTCTCCTAACTTCTTATCGAATTTCGGAGTTACCTTGTTGGAAAATAAAAACCTAACCATTACAGGTCTGCCGAATGAATTCAAGGGTGTATGCCAATATGCATTACCGGTTAAGTTCAAATGTGAAGTAGTCATATATTTGAGCTGAAATGTATTATGAAATGGTTCGGTTTTTAATAGGTCGAAGAAAATATGGTCGAATATTGGTATATCCTCATCCTTGCCTGGGATAAATAATCTAAAGGGTATTTGAGCCATGTCCATTGAAAGAAGATTATTACAATTCCACACTCTCCCAAGATTAGATTCGAGCATCGAATTATAATCTCCCTGTTTAACAATATCGAACATTCCGAACTTAGGTTCAGCCTTAAACCCAAAGAAGCCCTTCTCTATCCCCAGGGCTTGTCTTGCTTTAGATTGTACTATTTCTTTTATTCTCATACAAACACCTGTGTGACGTGTTTCCGTTTGGTATATATGCCGTAACGGGCAGCAGACATTAAATGATTATTGAATTCAACGGGTTTACCAGTTGGCTTGCCATTTCTATCTTCTTCTATCTTATATGTCTTTCTTTCTTTTTCTAAATTGGGAGAACCTTTAACAATATGGATATGACATTCTTTCATAAACTTAATGCCAGCCTTAACTGAATCCGGCCCTTTCTCTGCAGGAGAAGCATTCACCCCATAATCCCTTAATTCTACAATGGATTTAGGTTCTGCTGAATCCCAAATACTTTCTTCATCATACGATATTTTTAGATCTCTTTTCATTCTATTGGCAATATCTCTATTTGTCATATCAAGTTCATAGAATAATTCTTTTAGCCAGTAATGATTGGATTTGCGATATATTCTGAGTAATGCAGCTTGGTCAATAGAAAACCCAAAATCTCCGCCATACCAGACATCATCGTAATAGCTTCGTCTTGTACTTGGTAATTCAACAACATCCCAATCCGGAAAGATTAATCCCTTCGGCGCAGCCCATTGCCCTTCAAGACAGATTTTCCTTAATGTAGGATCACGCAAGCCTTCTAAAGTAACTCTATAAGTATCTCTTATTTTCTTTATGGGGTTATCAGATACTGTTGAATGATGGATATAAGACGGTCTTCCGTTTACTGTATTCCCTTCTTCTGTTTTGATTTGTTCATGCGGAAAAAACAAATCTTTCAACCATTCAGCTTGAACAAGTTCAGGATTAAAGGAAAGCATTGTCTGCGTATAAATAGCGAGTTCCTCCCTTAAGCATAAATCCGAAATAGTAAAATCATGTTCCGAAATATCAGTAGCTTCTTCTATGTGAAACCCGGTTATACCCTTCGCGGATTCTATCTTCCCAGGGTCATCTAATCCCTCAAATATTATTTCATTATATTGACCATTGTAATTTAAAAAGGAAATCCGCCTTTTCATTTCATTGTATTGATAGTGAATCTTTTGCTCCCGTAATAGTGCCATCCATGTCTTAATAGCCGTGCCGTATAATGTATTCCGGACTTTTCTTACAACCATAAAACTATGGTTTCCTTCAACCCAGCAACGATAGAGCATTTTCCTTGCAGCAAACTCGCTCTTGCCTGAACCTTTACCACCAACCAATAGCAAATACCTGTACTGATTATCAAGCAAAGGATAAAAGGAATTACTAACAAGAATGTCAAGTTTGTCTTCAGACATTATAAAACCACAGAGAACCAATAAAAACGTCATTCATCAATAAGTATGTTGTTTAAATCTAAAATATACCGTATCTTTGTTAACACCCGCAAGCTCTCTGATTCTAAATCGAGCATAGACATTAAAAGCGAGACTGTCATCAGTCCAACCATAAGACCAGGCAGAGTCAGCCGCAAGGATAACAGGTAATGCTTGCCAATCCCAGGGCTTCAACACGAAGTCCGTAGTGAGTGCGGCTAATGCCATTTCTACTTGAGAACTATCCCCGTGAATCAATTCTACTGAAAAAACATCGAACCGTCCTATTGGTATAGTTCGATCGATTAAAAGCGTATCAAGAGAATCAAGAGCAACTACATTACCCCATACCTCATAATTGTAATTCTTTTCAAGGATATTCACGTAAGCTGTATCAATAGCACAAAATAGTAACATGGGAACAAACAATAAAAACAATAACTTTTTCATTTTTTTACCTCCTTTTCGTCTTCTGTTATATTTACTACACTAACAAGAACTTCACCTTGAGCGTTTATATTCCCTTCTAAATTAATATTCTTTTTCTCTGAATAATCTTTATCGAAACGTTCAAGATACAGTTTAGAATCATTGTGATTTCTCTTAGCTCTACGTTTTATATCCTGCCAAATAACAGGTAAGTCAGCTTTCATCCATTCAGATACTTGTTTATTGAACCATTGAACAAACTCTGAGTCTTGTCTCCAATTATAAATTGTTCTTCGTGGCACACCTGAATCTTTTGCAATATCTGTAACTTTACCAGATTCACTTGATATAAAAGCCTCTAAATATTTGAGTTGTGGTTTTGATGGAGAAAAAATTGAGCTTTCTTGGGAATCCTTTTTACTCATGATAATCCTTAATCGTTATCTCAACAAGTATATCTCCAAGCTGTACATTAGACAAGCCTTCCATCACCTCATTTTGTTTTTCGGGGTTATCGACACAATCGATTATTAAACGTATTTGGGTATCACCACTTCGTAGAGCTTTTCGGTTAAAGTTACTTATTTGTGCAACAAATTTGACCTCTTCCATTACGCAAGATTAAATTAATAAATATACTATGTCAAGTAATAAGAATGATTTTTTTAGGTTTTAAATACGCAAAGACTTGTAAAATAAGGAGATATTACCTATATTGT